TGTGTGAAAGAAAAAAGTTTCAAATCCCTCTGAAACCCTTGTCATTGCTGGGAAAAATTTTTTTTATTTTTTTTTCTGTGATTAGAATCTAATCAAGGAAGTAAAATGATGAGAATCTAAACATCACCCCCTCTGTATCCCTCGTCATTACTGGATTTCTTTACATCTCCAATTTTAGAGGGTAGCATACCAGCGAGAGGCTAAAGTCTCTTAAATCGCTTAAAAATGCCCTCTATGGCGATTTTAAAAAAACATGGATTTTGACAAAAAATGACACCATTTTTCTCTGACTTTTGTCCAGATTTTGGTCAAAATTACCCCCATTTTTGACCTGACTTTTGACTAAAAAATGAGCTTTTTTATCTTGGAAATCTGTGAGAATCTATCTCTTTGACCAGCTGTTCTCTGTAATAATTTGGCTCTTTTGTTTTCTTTTTTTTCAGTTTTATTGTCAAAATTCTGGCTCCAGTTGGTTTGACTCCAGCTCCTCTTTCCACATGCCATCCAGATGCACCTCCTTTAAATTCCTCTTTATATGTGCCACAAATCAGCTGGTGAATTTCCTTGTAATTTATGAAAGCTCCATTTCTGGAGGACTTGATTTCCTCTCTGACAATTGTTCTGGAGGAGTCATAGTGAACATGTCCCATGACATAAGCATCAGCTGACTCATATTGCATTAAGCTTCTGGACAGATTCAAACTTCCCTGAGTCATGGGTGAAGCTCCCCCACTTCCATGAAAATATTTGATTTTAGTATTTCCCACCATGTTCCCCATTTTCATCCTGACCAGAAACCAGCCTCCATATCCTCCCACCTGAATCTTTGTGGTGTTTTTATAGTTCATCAAATCAACAAATCTGGTCATGGGACAGCTCTCCTGATGTTTCAGGATTGAGGTCTCATGATTCCCCAGTCCCAGAACTTGAATCAGGTGAGCATAAGGAGAAAACCACTCAACAGCATGTTCAGTCAATCAAATCAAACCAGTCACCAATCCCCAGAATTGGGATGGAGTTGTCCAGACAATAGTCTAAATCCTTTTTGAGTTTTTCTCTGTCACAATATGGAGAGTCCCAATGTAGGTCTCCCATGATTGCAAGTTTCATCTCTGTTCCTCCAATGTCCAGCTGGTGAACATTTTTATCAAATCTGGTTAATTTCATAGTTGTTAAAATTCGTTAATAAGACAATAGGTGACAAACTTCTGGGACTTGTTCTCCAGAGCTTTCTCAAACCATTTCATGTGTTGGATATATTTAGCTCTCTGATTTACCACTTGACATCCAGCTGACCAGCTGTTGATGTCCTCTCTGTGGATGTTTAGATTCTTTTTGCTAAAGTCATAAGTGTTGGAGTGAAAGTTGATTCCAAACCATCCCATGTAAGCTCTCCCCAGCTCCTCAGCTTTTCCATCCATGTCATTGTCTCTGTAAACCATGACCTGACTCCCCAGCTGTTTAAGTGATGGCATCCTCCCTCTGTGAAGTCCATACTTCCATACTTTGTGATACCACATATCTGATTTAAGGACAGCACACCCTTTGACATTGTACTTTTTGAATCCTCCTTTCAGGATGGTCACTCCAGCGTTTGTGGTTCCAGTCATTACATCAATGAAGTCTGTCCCCTGATAGATGTAAAACTTGTCATCAAACTTGTTTGTTAGGTCATCTTTTGACCTCACTCCCAGAATCCATCTCCCTACTGGAAAACCCTTGAAAGTGTCTAAGCTCTCAACCTTATCCAGAAGCTCTTTGTCTGTGTATTTTCTGACCATTATTTTTCTCTTTTACAATTCCACTTTTTCCAAATAGTAAAAGCCACAAACACCAAAACCAAAACAGAACAGACAGACTTTCCGAAGTCTGGTCTGTTTATAAGCTTTTCAATTATTTGAATTTCCTTGTCAAAAGTTGTCTTTTCAATTATCAAGGTGTCAGTCTTGTAAATAGTGTCAATGATTGTGTGTTTTCCATTTATAGAAGTGTCACAATGTGAACTGATGTATGTTGAATCATTCATTTTATTTATTTTTCTTTTTTATCCAGCTGAGAACATAGTCCCAAGCATCATCAAACATGAGGTCAATCTTATCAGTCAGCTCATTAGCTAACCACCCCACCAAAAAACTAACCAGAATTGTGAGTCTGGGAGTCAGTTCATGATAAAAGATTTCAATGACTCCAATCAATGAAAAGCTCAAGATTCCAGCCACCACCATCCCCACCAGAATAGTCTGGAGCTTCAGTCTTTTTTTAAGTCCTTTCATCAATGCTCCCACCATTCCAATGCTCATGGCAATAACGTCTGTAAATTGTTCAATCCCTTTCATTTTATTTGTAGTATGTTCGTTTATTTTTGAATTTATCTGTCACAATACATGTGATTTTCGCTTTCCTTGAGAGGTCATAATATTCCACAGATGGACTCTCTGAGACTATCACTGGAACATCATTGAATCTGTATGAATGATTGTGTGCATTATAGTCCGAAATAAACAGCTCATTTTCACTTAACAGATACAGCTCCAGAAGAGGCTTTGTGATACATTCATCAGTGGGTTCAGTCACTATCTCATAAGTGTTCAGATTCTCTCTGATGACTCTCTTCATCTCTCTGTTTGAATATATGATGTTGTCTGTCTCCATGTTTGGCTGTCTGTTTCCAATATATCCAAAGAACCTGAATGATGACTCGACATCAGCTCCAGAGAAATTGATTCCCTCTTTCTCCTGATAGCCATTGAAAACAGCTCTCACTCTGGCTGTGTTTAATGCGTTCTTAATTGAATAAGGCTGAAGCTTATATTTTCCCCATGAGATTGTCCCTGAAATTCCAGAAATCTCATATCTAATCCTCAGCTCATAGCATCCAGCTCCATCACTTATTAAAACATCACTCCATTGAATTGTGGAATAGTAAGCTTCTGAATCATTTGGAAATGGATTTGTCACTGGTGTGTAAGTGGTAAGCTGACCAGCTTCATTGAATAGCTCAAATACATAAGTGTCAGATAAATCTGAGACTTTTATCCATGCTGAGGTGACATCATTTTTCCAGCTGTCTGTGGAGCTATCAGCCAGAACTTGATAAACACAACAGCAATCTTTTACACCTCTGTTTTCCTCAACAAAATCTTGAGGAAGCTTGATGGATTTAAAATCATCTTTTGTCCTATCCTCATGACAATTTTCAAAGATACATTCTGAAAGTCCCAAGTCTGAGAAATTAAGAGGATTCACAGCCTCCCAAGTTCCATCACTTGGAACCCCCAAAGGAGGACAATCAGAATATATGACCAGCTTAGTTGCCCAGTCTATTGAGCCACTTGTTGCTCCCAAAGTTGTGGACATAATCCATTGACCATTTCCACCTCCCAAGTCATTCCAATAGATGTAGAAAATCCTACCATCAATTTCAAACTGATAATAATTTGCACCATTAAAAGTCCCAGCTGGAAAAATCTGAATGACTCCAGCTCCTGAGACAAGTGAAACATAATCAAGACGTAAACAACATGCCATAATTAAAAGGTTTTTCTCAGATTCACAATGTCACTCATAATACTATTTTGAGAGGAAGCTGTTGCCCATTCCCATGTGATGTCCAGAGTGTTGATGATTGTTGTGTCAAATGTGCTATTATTTACAGAAATAAAGTTCTCCCCCTCCCAAGCTCCACCTCCTCCAGTGGTGACATAGTTAATTTCTCCCTGAGTGACAATTTCAGCCACTCCAGAAGCTCCAATCTGTCTGATGGTGAAATCCATTTCAATCTCAAAAACTCTGGAGCTTAATGATGGAAGTGTCAAGGTTCCAGATGTTGCCAAAATTGTTGAGCCTGACTTGATTCTGAGATTTATATCTGAATTGTTTTGACAACTTATTTCTCCAGCAATTTTGCAATGATACGAATCCCCCACAACAAAGCTGTCAGCTGGAACAGAAAGACTCCCCTGAGAAGTGGCTCCCTGAAAAATTGAGGTTTCTATTGCTGTGGAAACTATTGGAGTAGATGATGAAGTTTGAGAATATAATCCAATCAAACCACTGGCTGAAGCTCTGACCACTGACCCTCTGATTTTTGCTGTCCTATAAACAGAGCCATCCAAATAGTCAATATCAAAGAAATCATCATCTCCCAGAGAGGTTCTTTCAGTTGAATAATTATGAATTTTTTGTGTCATTTTTTTAGTTTTAAGATTTAAGTTTTATTTCATCAGATGAGGTGACTTTTGGCAATCCAAATGAAGTCAATTTCATTGCCTCTCCATCAGTACATCCTTTAATTTTTGAAGTGATTTTCACTCCATTTGTCAAGTTTATTTTTGAGCTGTCCAGATAGCACTCAAGTCTCACAACATCTGGAGAGGGAAGAGTCAAATCACATCTCAAACCACTTAAAGGAGTGAGAGGATTCAGAGTATTTCCATCAAAGTCTATTGCTGTGGAGCTTATCCATCTGGGACTGGATTCAGTTGGTTCAATTGTAATCATTCCCCAGACATCATCTGGATTCCATGAGCTTCCATCAATATTGGTGTGCAAAGCCACAATTCTCATCAGCTCTCCCTCAATTATGACCTGAACCTGAGTCAGTGGATTATCTCTCCAGAGCTGAATCTCTTGGCTGATATTTGGATTTGAATCATAATTCATGATGCCTATCTCATCTCTATATTGAAACAGATTTTCATTTCTGTCCACTTCCAGATTCAGTCTCAGCCTCCAGTCTCCTTGACTGCCATATGGAACCCAGTTTTTTGTTTGGTCATCTGGATAAAAATCAGCATTGGCTGAAGCCAAACTCAGCCAGTATTCCCATCTATATAAATAAGGATAATAAACTTTGACTCCATAAAATTGTGGAGGAGTGATGACGCTGTTGTCATTCTCTAATTTCGCCACTCTTTTCACTGATGTATCTGGAAGAGAGCTGATGACTGGAGCTGTCAAATTCAAAACATATTCTCCATTTATTTGAGGGATTCCCACCAGAGAAAAGTTGGTCTGCTCTAAGGTGAAAAACTCTTCTGTTACATAGTTAAAAGCTTGAATCCCTATCCTCACAAATGTTGTGATTTGGTCATCTGTCAAAGCAAAAGCTCCCACAAAAGCAAAGTCATCCTCAACATTCCCAGAGAAGCCAGAAACAGAGACAGCTGGAAGAGTTGTGATGTTCTCTGAATGGTCAAAATAATCAGCATGAATCAAGTTTAAATTCTGAGTTACAGCTGGAGCTTTTGAAAGCTGTCCATTGAAAACCAAAACATTCACAGAACCCCATTTCATCCAGACCTTAAAGAATCTGTCTCCATCAGCTCTGGACTCCATAAATGAAGAGAAAGCCACATTTGGAGTCATTTCAAAGTCAATTGTGTAGATGTTCCCCAGCTGTGACACATTGGTAATTTTAAAGTCATATGATGCACCATCTGGATTGATGCTTGAAGTTCTTGCAGTATTCACCAGAACCACCTCATCTGATGGGATTATCATTGTAAGCTCACTCTGGTCATTTGTCTGGCTTTTGTAGTAAGTTTCATCAGAGCTGATATATGCTGAACCCTGAGCATATTGTGAGGAAGTTGAATCAATGACAAATTGTCCAGAGGTAACAGAATCATAATTCAAAATACTTATTCCCTGAACCAGAACAGAGTCAATCACTCCAGTGTTATAAGCTTGATTAAAGCCTCCAGTGTCAGCATTGTCATTGATGCTGGATTGAGTTTGTGAAAATGGCTCTCCTATCAATGAACTCCAATGAAATTCAATGTAAGGCTTCAAACAATTCCCAAAATCAAAAAGGTTCTCATTGTATAATCCTGAAGTAATAAATTCAATTCTCAGAATATAGGTTATGACTCCTCCAGATTGACTCAACAGACCCATCTGAATGTCCATCTCATAGGCTCCTGATTTGTTCCCTATCTGATTAATGACTGGGACAGATGGATTCTGGAGGTCTATCTGGAATCTCACTGGCTCTCCATCAATCAAAGAAAATATTGAACCAGCTGAACCATTTGAAACCATATTGAAATACAATTCCAGTCCCTCTCTGTTTCTGGTGTTTGAAATATAAACAGCTCCCCCCACACCGTACCAGTTTGATGTCAATGAAGCCACTTTCATCTCTCCCTCATTAACCCACACCACTGAAGTGTTTTGAGTTGATGTGATTGTTCCAGTTGCTATCTCATAGATATCAATTTGAATATTATCTCCAGCTCTGAATCCCTCATCCTCAAAATCTCCCCCTATCCAAGTGATGACATTTGTGAAAGCATCTCTTTCAATGGTGTTGCCTAAATTTGAATTAACAGAAATAGACTCCTCAAATTCAAATGTGGCTCTCTGTCTGTCTCCATTATTACTCTTTAGAAATGATGTGACATTTCCAAAAGGAAACTCTGTGAATGAACTACTTGTCTGTATGATTGGCATAATCTTTTTGCAATTTTAACAATGATTCAAAATCTTTCTCCCTGATGGCTTTCTCAATCTTTGCTGTGTCAATACTTATTTTTTTAAATGATTCAGGATTTTGTTCTTTGATTTTCTCCAGATTCTTTTCATTAATTTCCAAGAGCTTTCTCAGGCTCTTCTTAAATTCTTTTATATGTGTTTCAATGTTTTCCATTTTAATCAATGTTAATGGTTTGAACCATTCCAGTTGCCCAGTCAGTTGGTTCTTTATAACTTATTTGAGCAAAGCTTTTCTCATCAATCCACTCAATCCTCAAAATCTCACAAAGAACTCCATTCAATTCAGCGAAATTGTTGTTTTGTAAAGATACGAAATCCTCAGCTGAAATCCTGATTCTGACATTCTCCCTGATTACAAAACTATTGTTCTGGATTTCATTGCTTTTGTGATAGTTGTCAAACAATGCTGATGCCTGAACTATATTATCAAAATCATCTTTTGTCTGGACAATCTCTCCAGATTTTACAGCTCCAACTTCTCCATAAATCACCTTTGAATTTGAAAAAAAAGTCTGTGAGATTTTCATGGCATCTTTTCTACTGTCTATCTGTTGAGCATAATTTGTCCCATCCCCAAAAATTCCAGTGAGTACATCAATACTCTGGAGAACATCTTTAGCTATTAACTCAATCCAGTCCAGCTTTTCTTTTCTGGCTCCCAAACTAAATGGAATATTAACATCATTCAATCCTTTAATTAAAATCAAGTCATCATTGGTCACTGGAAATGATGGCTCACAGCTCTTCTCTGAATTATGTGCGTCATACGTTTCCCCATCAGCTGTGAATAAATCTTGAAAATCAACCTGATAATGTAAATAATATCTTTTCCAAACCTCTTCAGTGTTGAAAGTGAACTCATCACTTCTCTCACTCTGTAAAGCAATAGCTGGAGTGAGCTGGAGGAGTGTTTGACTTTCAAGCCAGTCTCGTTTTTCTAATCTGATGACATTGTCAAAAATGAACACTTTTGCATTGAACATCACCTCCAGAGCCTCAATGAATGAGTAAACTGAGGGAGTTGAATCAGAGCTTGATGGATATGGCTTGTTAAAAACTGGGAAG